ATCCGTACATCACGCTTTCGTGGGATAATCTCGAAGCGCTATGTCAAGATTGCCACAACAAGGAACACCACCGAAACGACAAAAAGCGGCGATATGCTTTTGACGAAGCGGGAAACCTTGTATCCCCCCCCTATTCGCCGAAGCAATAGGGAGGGTTCAACACCGAGGGCGGGAGGTTAATTTTACTCCGCAGGCGCGCGCATAACGGGTGTACGCGTTTAAGGGGGTGTAGGTTTTCCGGAAAGGGGGCGATATTTATGGCGACAAAAAAGGACTTGACGAAAGAACAGAAAATTAAACGGGAACTTTCCCGATTGAAGAGGATTTTCAAAGACTTGGATAAAAACAAGTTGCAGACCGTCGAAAGCCTTATCAAAAACGCCGCGTTTATGGCGGTTTCCCTTGAAGAGTTGCAGGAAATCATAAACGAAGAAGGTTACACCGTCGAATACCAAAACGGGGCAAATCAGAGCGGGACAAAGCAAAGCGACGCGGTGAAAACACATATTGCCATGACGAAAAATCACGCCGCAATTATTAAACAGCTTTGCGATCTTGTGCCGCCCGAAAAGAAAAAGGAAAGCCGCTTACAGGCATTAAGGGACGAATAAAAATGCCGTTTTCGAATTACATTTATGAGTATTTCGACGGTATAACGTCCGGAAAAATTGTCGTCGGCAAATGGGTTCGGCTACTGTATGAATACATCATACGGGGACTTCAAGAAGGGCTTTTTACGTTCGACGCGAAGAAGGCAAACAAGGCAATTCGCTTTGTAGAAAACTTTTGCCATCATTGTGAAGGACGAACAGACCTTTTGAAGCTGGAATTGTGGCAGAAAGCCGCCGTTTCCGTTATGTTCGGCATAGTCGAAGCGGACGGAATGCGCGTCTTTCGTGAAGTGTTTATCGTGATCGGACGAAAGAACGGTAAAACGCTTTTCGCTTCCGCTGTTATTGCTTATATGGCATATCTTGACGGCGAATACGGCGCGAAAATATATTGCCTTGCGCCGAAGCTGGAACAAGCGAACATCGTTTACGATAACTTCTTTCAGATGATTAAAAAAGAACCGGAACTTTCCGATCTTGCAAAGAAACGCCGTTCAGATATTTACATCGAAGAAAGCAACACAGCAATAAAGCCGCTTGCCTTCAATGCGAAAAAATCAGACGGATTCAATCCGCATTTAGCCGTAAACGATGAAGTCGCGTCGTGGCGCGGCGACGGCGGATTAAAACAATACGAAGTTATGAAATCCGCGCTGGGTGCGCGCCGCCAGCCGATGATCCTTTCGATTTCAACGGCAGGATACGAAAACGACGGCATTTTTGACGAACTTATGAAGCGATCCACGGCGTTCTTGAAAGGCGGAAGCAAGGAACGCAGACTTCTTCCGTTGCTGTATATGATCGACGACGTGGAGAAATGGAACGACCTTGAAGAACTAAAAAAAGCAAATCCGAATATGGGCGTTTCTGTTTCGCCGGACTTCTTCAAAGAAGAAATCGCCGTTGCCGAAATGAGTATGTCAAAGCGGGCGGAATTTTTAACGAAGTATTGCAACATCAAGCAAAATTCTTCCGTTGCGTGGCTTGATTATGTCGTTGTTGACGGCGCGGGAATTCACGCAAGGCTGGAGGATTTCAAAGACAGTTACGCGGTGGGAGGAATTGACCTTTCGCAGACAACAGACCTTACGGCGGCTTCCGTCGTGATCGAACGGGACGGCGTTCTATACGCATTCGCACAATTCTTTATGCCAGCAAACAGGCTTGAAACCGCACAGGCGATTGACGGCGTACCGTACGACATATTCGTAAAGCAAGGTATATTAAAGCTGTCCGGAGAAAATCACGTTGATTACAAAGACGTTTTCGAATGGTTCGCAAACCTTCGCGACGAATACGGAATATATATCTTGAAGATCGGGTATGACCGTTACAGCGCGCAATATTTGATTGACGATTTGAAGGGCGCGGGCTTCCAAACGGACGACGTATGGCAAGGTGAAAACCTTGCGCCCGTTATCCGTGAATTTGAAGGCGTTATCAAAGACGGCAATTTCAAGATTGCCGACAACAATTTGTTGAAGGCGCATTTCTTGAACGTTGCGCTTAAACACAATATGGAAACGCGGAAGTTCCGTCCGGTAAAAATTGAACAGCGGGCGCGAATAGACGGCTTCGTTTCTGTTATCGACGCGCTGACCGTGCGGCAGAAATATTATAACGAAATAGGCGAAATGCTACAAAATGCGGGGTGATAAAACTATGGGAGTATTTGAAACAATCTTCCGGAAGCCGAAAGCCGACTTAAAGGCGGAAGGCTATTTCAAAATGCTAAACGGGTACACGCCCGTTTTCACAAACGCGCCGGAAAGCATATACGAAATGGAACTAACGCGCGCGGCGATCCATTCGTTTGCGTCCTTCGCTTCAAAGCTGAAACCGGAGATCAGCGGGACGGCGTACAAAAGCCTTGAACGGGTATTACAGTTCAAACCAAATCCGTTTATGGATACATCGAAATTCATATACAGGATCGCGACGATCCTTTCGGTAAACAATACTTGCTTTATCGTTCCGATCGAAGATGATTTCGGGTATATAATGGGGTATTATCCCCTACTTCCCCAGCGGTGCGAAGTTGTAGAGTACAACGGCGCGCCGTTTTTGCGTTATACGTTCGCAAGCGGGCAAAAAGCCGCAATCGAATTCGAACGCGTCGGAGTAATGACGAACTTTCAATACAAAGACGATTTCTTCGGTGAGAGCAACGCGGCGCTTCGCCCGACAATGCAGTTAATCCACACGCAAAATCAAGGAATTATTCAAGGCGTGAAGAATTCGGCTTCAATCCGTTTTCTTGCAAAAGTCGCGAATATGTTAAAGCCGGAAGATATAAGCAAAGAGCGAAAACGCTTTACGGCGGATAACCTTTCGGCGGACAATCAATCCGGAATGGTTATTTACGACGCAAAATTCGCCGACGTGAAGCCGATCGAAAGCAAACCGTTCACCGTGAACGCCGCGCAGATGGCGCAGATCAACGAAAACGTATTTAATTATTTCGGCACAAACGCGGGTATTTTGCAGAATAAATATACAGAGGACGAATGGAACGCGTATTACGAAGGAAAGATCGAACCGTTCGCAATTCAGCTTTCGCTGGTTATGTCGAATATGACATACACGGAGCGGGAATTGTCCTACGGAAACGCAATTACATTCACGGCGAACAGGCTTCAATATGCTTCGAACGCCACAAAACTGAATATCAGCACACAATTATTTGACCGTGGCTTGCTGAACCGTAACGGCGTTATGGATATATGGAATATGTCGCACGTCGAGGGCGGGGACAAGTATTATATTCGCAAGGAATACGCGGAAGTTTCAGAATTGGGAAAGGAGGTAACAGCAAATGCCAATAGTGAAGGAACGGGAATACCGACAAATGATCCAGCCGTTGATGATCCCGACGGGGACAGCGGAAAAGAGGTTTGACACCGAATATTACGTTGAAGGCTTCGCAACGACTTTCAATAAACCGTATGTTATGTACGAATACAACGGGATCAAGTATTACGAAGTGATCGACCGAAACGCCCTTGTCGGCGCGGATATGTCCGACGTAATAATGCAGTTCGACCATTCCGGAATGGTATTCGCCCGAAACAAGATGGCGAAAAATAAGCCGCCTTCCCTACTTTTAGAGCCGCAGGAAAGCGGCTTATTTGTTGCGGCAAATTTGAGCCTTACGGACGAAGCAAAGAGCCTTTATGCGAACATCGACGAAGGCTTGATTTACAAAATGTCTTGGGCTTTCACCGTAGCGGAAGAAGCGTACAACAAGGATACGCACACAAGAACGATCTTGAAGATCAAGAAGGTTTACGACGTTTCGGCGGTTAGTTATCCGGCGAACGGCGATACCGATATTTCGGCGCGTTCTTATTTTGACGGAGTGATCGAAAGAGAACAGCAGGAGCGGCTGGAGCGTCGGAAGCAAATTCTAAAAATCAAACTTATGATGGAGGTTTAACACAATGAGAATTAAAGAGATTGAAAGCCGTCTTTCTGCTATCAAACAGGAGATCGAAACACGCGGCGCGGAAATGACCGCCGCCGAAATTGACGCGCTGGAGCAGGAAACCACACAGCTTACCGAAGAGCGCGCCGGACTGATTGCCGCCGCAGAGAAGCGCAACGGCATTCTTGACAGTATCGCAAAGGGTGCGGGCATTGTTTCCCGTTCTTTTGCGCCGCAGGCAGAGGAACAGCAGAACGACGATCCCTATGGAACGCCGGAATATCGTTCCGCGTGGCTGAAACATATTCGCCGCCTTCCGCTGAATGACGCGGAGAAGCGCGCATACAGCAACGCCACCGGAGCGGGTGCGGAGGTTATCCCCACACAGACCGCAAACGAGATTATCAGAAAGGTAAAGAAACTTGCGCCTATGCTGAATGAAGTTACCCTTCTTCACGTAAAGGGCGCTGTAAAGTTCGCGATCGAAGGCACGAACAACGCCGCCGCTATTCACGCAGAAAACGCGGCTATTACCGCCGCCGCCGACACGCTGACCACCGTTCAGCTTTCCGGCTATGAAATTATCAAGCTGGTTCAGATTTCCGATACCGTTATGACAATGAGCATTACGGCTTTTGAAAGCTGGATCGTTGATATGCTGGCGGAAAGTATCGCCCGCAAAGTTGAAGATTTGCTTATCAACGGAACGGGTACTTCCCAGCCGAAGGGCATTGACAAGGCAAACACTTGGGACGCAACAAACAGCGTAACAGTTGCAAAGACCGGAAGTTTGACCGCCGCAAATGTGCAGACGTTGATCGGGCTTCTGCCTTCCGGATATGACCGGAACGGAAAGTTCGTTATGAACAAGAAAACCTTGTTCACGGATTTTATGCCGTTGCAGGACAACAGCAAGAACCATATTGTAACCGTGCAGAACAACGCGTACTTCGTTTACGGGTATCCGGTGCTTCTGTCCGATTACGTCGCGGATCACGAAGCCTTCTTGGGTGATTACAAGAAAGTTTGTGCAAATCTTGCTGAAAACATCGGCGTAAAAAGCGCTTACGACATCGACAGCAACAGTTACAAATATAGTGGTATTGCGATCTTTGATTGCGTTCCCGCAATCGGCGAAGCTATCGTCAAGCTGGCAAAGGCGACCGCATAACAGGAGGTTAAACAATGTTATTTGACAAGGTGAAGCTGGCGTTGCGGGCAAGCGGAACAGCCTTCGACGCAGAAATTACGGACTTAATCGAAGCCGCTATCGCTGATCTTCGCCGTGTCGGTATCATCGTTACGGAAATACAGGAAGAGGGATCGCCCGTTGACGTGGGCGATCCCCTTCTTATTCGTGCGATTATACTATACGCAAAGGCGGAAAGCGGCTTTTACGACGCTGACGACGCGGAGCGTTACCGCAACGCGTACGATCATTTACAATGCGCGTTGTCCTTATCCGAAGATTATATCGAAAGCGAGGGCGGATAAATGAGGTGGGCGGATCAAATAACCTTGATCGCGCTGACTGAAAAAACGCCGCGCACAAATGAACACGGCTTCCCCGCTGACGGCGACGAAACCGCAACAACGGTTTTTGCTGATAAAAAATCCGTGGGATATTCGGAGTTTTATAAAGCGCAACAGGCGGGATATACCACGGAAATGAAGTTCGACGTTCATTCTTTCGAATACACCGGACAGCGGATCGTGGAATATCCCGTTTCGAGCGGGACGCGTTATCGCGTTCTTCGAACATATCTACACGGGAACGGGGAATTTACCGAATTAACGCTGGTAAATCTTCCGGAAGCGCAGGAAGCGACGGAAGCGGAAGGCGGCGACGGAAATGGCTAAATTCACCGTAACAGGGCTTGACGATATTCAAGAAGCAATGCTTCGAAGAGAACAAGCGACAATGGAAGCCGTTCCGGAAATGCTGAAAGCTGGCGGAGAGGTTATAAAAAGCGCGTTTCAAGAAGAAACAAAGAAGTTAAACAGTACAGGAAGAGCCACGGGAGCGCTTACGGCTTCGATCAAAGTATCGGCAGTTAAAGAGCGCAACGGCGGATCGTATGTCGATATAGCGCCGACCGGAAAGGATCGGCACGGCGTACGCAACGCCGAAAAAGGCTTCGTGCTGAATTATGGGCGTTCAAATATGCCCGCGCGTCCGTGGTTCACGACGGCAAACGAAAAAGCGGCGGACGAAGCAACAGCGGAAATGCGCCGCGTATGGGAGGAAAAGCAAAATGGACGTTGACAGCTTATTGAAAGCAGAACTTGACAAGCTGGGCGTTCCCGTCGAACGCCTTAAATATAGCGGGCGGGCGGCTTGCTTTATCATATATCAGCTTGTCGTGGGACGCGGCACGTTCTTTTCGGACGATGAAGAGGGCGCGCAGGAATACACGTATCAAGTACACATCTATTCAAAGAAGGATTACTTCGCGCTTCTCCAGCGATTGAAAGAACGCTTGAAGGCGGCGGGGTTTTACGGATTTGTAATTGAAGCGGAAACATACGAACAGGACACGGGATATTACCACGTTCCCGTAGAAATCAAGTATATGGAGGTATGACAATATGGCAACAATCGGATTGCGCGATCTCTATCGCGCGCCTATTACCACAAGCGAAGCGGGCGTTGAAACGTACGGCGCGCCCGTGCGAATGGCGAAGGCAATTTCGGCGGAACTTTCCGTGGAAGTTGCGGAAGCGGTGCTTTATGCCGACGACGGCGCGGACGAAGTTGTGAAGGAATTTGTATCCGGCGAAATCACGCTTAACGTGAACGATCTTCTTCCGGCTGACCTTGCGGATTTGCTGGGACAGGAGCAGGACGACGACAACGTGGTTTACGGTTCTGAAAACGACGAAGCGCCGTATTTTGCAATCGGCTTCCGCGCGAAGAAAGCGGGCGGAACATATAAGTACATTTGGCTTTACAAAGTCAAATTTGCAATCCCCGACGAAAACTACACCACAAAAGGCGATAGTATCGAATTCACAACGCCGGAGATTGTCGGACAGTTTATCAAGCGTCCGGACGGATTGTGGAAGGCGGAACACGTCGCAGAGCCTACGAACACCGCCGCCGCGTCTTGGTTTACCGAAGTACGCGAACCGAAAAACACGACTGCTTAAAAAATACAGAAAGGGGGCTGGCGGGAAGTCTGAAAACGGCTTCCCGCCTTTTCTATTATGAGCGCAATTAAAGACGGACGTTTCCCGATCACACTTGACAAAGAAAGACACCTTCTTTTCAGTTTGAACGCGATCGACGAAATGCAAGACAAATTCGGCGGCTTTGATCGCCTTGATAAAGTGCTTTCCGGTAAGGATAGCATTAAAAACCTTCGCTGGCTTTTGACCGTGCTTTTGAACGAAGGCGCAGAGGAAGGCGAAGCGGAACTTACGGAAAAACAGGTGGGCAAACTTATTCATACGGGTAATTTTGCAGAGGTAAAAACAGCAATCTTCAAGGCGTTTTCTATGGGCAACAACGGAACGACCGAACCGCCCGAAAATGAAGAGGACGAAGAAGAGGACGACAACGACAACGAAAAAAACGCGGGAGCGGGCAAGGAATAATCGACCTTGCCCGCCTTCTTTATATCGGCGTAACGCTTCTTCGATGGAGTGAAACCGAAGTATGGAGAATGACACCGTATAAGATTTTAACGCTTTTTAGAATTCATCGTGAATTCAATCCGGATCGCTTCAAGCCCGATCCGAAAGAAGTTGATATTGACGACGTGTTAGGGGGGATATAAATGGCGAAGGAAGAGCAGATTAAAACGTCAATCGACTTAACAGGCGAAAAAGAATATCGCGCCGCTTGCACCAATATAAATTCCTCCCTTCGCGAGATCGGATCGGAAATGAAGCTGGCAACGGCGGAATTCGCGGACAATGCCGACAGCGTGGAAGCGCTGACGGCGAAACAAAAGTTACTTCAAAAGCAATTTGACGAACAGGCAAAAAAAGCGGCGGCGGCAGAAGCGGCATTGAAGAAAATGCGTGATAACGGTATCGAACCGACCGATCCGGCATTTCAGAAAATGCAAACAAACTTAAACAACACCAAAGCCGATATGATTAAAATTCAGCGCGAGATCGACGACACTTCAAAGAAGCTAAAAAGTTCGAAAGTCGATTGGGAAAGCGTCGGCGAAGTTGTCGGCAAGGCGGGAAAAGCAATCGGCGCGGCAGTAGTTTCTATGGGTGCGGCAATCGGCGCGGCGGGTGCGGCATTCTTGGGGCTTGCCGAGGAAACACGCGAAGCCCGCGAAAATATGGGAAAACTTGAAACATCGTTCACGACGGCTGGGCATTCGGCAGAAGCCGCGAAGGATACGTACACCGAACTATACGGAATTCTTGGCGACGACGGGCAAGCGACCGAAGCCGCCGCCCATCTTGCAAAGCTGACGAACAGCGAACAAGAATTAGCGCAATGGACGGATATTTGCACGGGCGTTTATGCGACATTCGGCGACAGCTTGCCGATCGAGAACTTGACAGAAGCCGCAAACGAAACCGCAAAAACAGGCGCGATCACGGGCGGACTTGCTGACGCGCTGAATTGGGCTGGAGTATCCGAAGATCAGTTTCAAGCAAAACTTGACGCCTGCACGTCCGAACAGGAGCGGCAAGCCTTAATTACGGAAACGTTGAACGGCTTGTATTCAGAAGCGGCGGACAAGTACAAAGAAGTAAACGGCGATATTATCGCCGCACAGAAAGCAACAGCAAGCCTAAATGACGCGATGGCGGCACTTGGAGCGATAGCAGAACCGATCGTTACGAAGCTGAAACAGCTTGCGGCGGATTTGTTACAGCAAATAACGCCGTTTATTTCCTTGATCGGCGAAGGGCTAACAGGCGCGCTGGAAGGCGCGGAAGGCGCGGCGCAACAGTTTTCGGAAGGGTTGCTGGGGCTTGTTACTTTCGCGATCGAAAAATTGACGGAATTATTACCGTCCTTCCTTGACTTCGCCTTTCAGATGATTTCAACGCTTGCGACGGGGATCGCTCAATCGTTGCCGACGCTTGTTCCGGCGCTTGTTCAGCTTGTGGCGGACGTTGTGCAAGTATTGATAGATAATATCCCCTTGCTGATTGACGCGGCGTTACAGCTTATCACGGGGCTGGCACAGGGCATTATAAACGCTATTCCCGTACTTGTAGCGGCACTTCCGCAGTTGATTACAAGTCTTATTGACGGCTTGCTGGCGGCTATTCCGCAGATTATTCAAGCAGGAATTGACTTGCTAACTTCACTTGTGGCGGCGCTTCCGGAAATTATAACGGCAATCGTTGCCGCTATACCGGAGATCATAAACGGGATTATTACGGCAGTAATTGAAAGCATACCGCAGATCATTCAAGCGGGCATTGATCTTCTTGTCGCACTTATACAAGCGCTTCCGGAGATTATAACAACGATTGTTCAAGCAATCCCGCAGATTATCAGCGGAATTGTAAATGCGCTGATCGGGAACATTGATAAAATCATTATGGCGGGCGTTCAGCTATTTGTGGCGCTTATTCAGAACTTGCCGACAATTATAGTTGAAATCGTAAAAGCAGTTCCGCAAATTGTTAGCGGGATTGTATCGGCGTTCGGTTCGCTTGTCGGTGAAATGGTAAAAGCGGGCGCGAACCTTCTTCACGGACTATGGGAAGGTATCAGCGGCGCGGCTTCTTGGTTATGGGAAAAGGTATCCGGCTGGGCTTCTTCCCTTGTATCCGGAATTAAAGATTTCTTCGGCATACACTCCCCTTCCACCGTGTTCGCTGAAATCGGCGGCAATATGGCGGGCGGAGGGGGGGCGAGGGCCGTAACCATTCGCCGAAATCGGTACGAATATGGGCGAAGGCGTGGGCGTAGGCTTCGGCGAAAATATGACGGGCGTTGAAAGCGATATGACCGCCGCAATGGGCGGAGCGGGTGCGCTGACAGCGGCGGAAGCAGTAAACGCAGTAAACAACGGTATTATTGCGAATATCGAAGGGCTTTCCGGAGCAGTAAACGCCATTGTCGAGCGGGTTATTACAGGATTGACCGCGCAAGCACAACGCCTAAATCAAGCCGGACAAGACTTCGACCGCAACATAGCTTCCGGAATGGTTACGGCAATCGTTCAGATTACGCAGAAAATCCCGCAGATCGTTCAAAGCGTTATTACCGCGTTCACGGCGCAACATCAAAAATTCGTAACGGAAGGAACGAACTTCGACAAAAGCATAGCGCAAGGAATGATCGCGGGCATTCCGCAAATTACGGGGAAAGTACCGCAGATCGTACAGCCGATTATAACGGCGCTACGTTCTTTCGTGTCCGACTTTACCGAAGCGGGCGAAGAAATGGTGCGCGGTATCTGGCAAGGCTTTCAAAATATGTCCGGCTGGCTTGAAAGCCGTGTCCGCGATATGATGAGAGATATTGTGGCGGCGGTTGAAGATGAAATGCAGATCGCTTCCCCGTCAAAGGTTTTTGCGGGTATCGGTGAATACATGGCGCAAGGATTGGGCGAAGGCTTCGCCCGTGAAATGCGCGGCGTTGAAAACACAATCCGCAGAGAAACAGCGAACGCCGTTCCGCAGTTCCGTTCCGGAGAGGGGCGGCAGACCGACCGAAGAGCAACGCCGACCGTCGAAGTTGTTCAAAACATCTATGCAAACGAAACCAGCTACGCAAAGCAACAGCGAGAAGCGGCGCGGCAGTTCAAGCAGATTGCGCGGGAGGTTATGTAATGAGGGTGAAAGAAAAACTTATTTATACGAATGAGCGCGGGGAAAGCATAGAGTTTTCCCCCGCTTCTTCATTTCACGTTAATTTCAAGGACGTTTCTGGACTGTCCGACGTGCGGAACGCAATTTACAGCACAAACAGCATGGGGCAGGACGGCGACACATATTTGGGATACCGTATCGAAAGCCGCGATATTGACATCGTTGGACACATTAAGGAGCGGGACAGACAGGCGGCGCAGACATTACGCCGCAAGCTGAACCGGATATTAAATCCGCAATATGAAGCAACGCTTACGTATGAATTCGGCGACTTCAAGCGGGTTATCGGGTGCAAGATAAACGACGCGCCGATTTTTGCACGAAAGCCGATCTTCGAACAATTCACCGTGAATTTATCTTGCCTTAATCCGTTTTGGAGAGAGGAAACAGAAACGCGCGAGGACATAGCAACGTGGATCGGCGGATTTGAATTCCCTGTTCCGGACGGGCTGGAACTTTTCGAGGGCTGGGAAATCGGATACCGCCAGCCGTCCTTGATTGTGAACGTCTATAATTCCGGCGACGTGAAAAGCGGTATCCGGATCGAATTTCGCGCGCTGGGTGCGGTTACAAATCCGACGCTTCTAAACGTTGATACGCAGGAATTCATAAAATTAAACCTTGAAATGATAGCGGGCGACGTGCTGACCGTTTCGACCGGATACGGAGAAAAGGCGGTAAAACTGAAACGCGGCGGCGTAACGACCGACGCTTTCCGTTATCTTGACGTTGATAGTTCATATTTGCAGATCGCCGTGGGTGATAACCTTTTCAGATATTCGGCAGACACAAACGCGGAAAATCTTGAAGTATCAATCTATCACAATAACTTGTATTTGGGGGTGTAGCGGTATGGAATTATACGTTTACAGCCGCGAAATGGTGCTTCAAGGAATTGTCGAAAAGATTTCTTCGCTTATTTGGACGCGGCGTTATTGGAGTAGCGGCGAATTCAAGTTGCTTGTTCCGTTCACAGAAGAACACGCACGTTTGCTGGTGAAAGAAAATATCATCATCAAGCGCGGCGGGAACGAAGCGGCGGAAATCAGATATATTCATATTACGAAGAATTCGCAAGGTATGGAGGAAATCGAGGTTCAAGGAAAATTCCTTATTTCGTGGATCGGAAAACGCGTCGTAACAAAGCAGATTATCACGAAGGACACGACGCAAAACATTTTGTACGCCGTAGTACGGCAGACTTGCACGGCGGCGGGCGCGTCGCGAAATATACCGAATTTCAGCATATCCACGACGGACGCGGACACCGGAAGCGGGCAGATTGATTATACTTCCGAAAAGTACATCAACGCCCAGCTTGCGATTGAAACGGCGGCAAAAGCCGCAAAGCTGGGAATACGGGTAAAAACGGACGCACGAACCGGAAAGCATACTTTTTCAGTTTACAAAGGGCGCGATCTGACGGCTGACAACACCGACGGAAACGCGCCTTGTATCTTTTCGCAGGAGTTCGACAATATCGTGGAACAGGAATACACGAACAGCGTTGAAAACCTTAAAACAACGGCTTATGTCGGCGGAGAGGAAAAAGAAGGCGTTGTCCGGAAGGTTGCCGAAGTTGGCAATTCGGCAGCAGGATTGGAGCGCGACGAAGTTTTCATAAATGCAACGGATATTGTGCAGGAATACGAAAACGAGAGCGGGCAAACGATCACGCTTTCGGACGCGCAATATTTAGCGCTTTTGTCCGCGCGCGGCGCAGAGGAATTGGAGCAGTACGCAGAAACGTTGGCGTTCGGTTCAAAGATAAACACGAATGCAAATTTGCAATACGGCATTGATTACGATTTAGGCGATCGCGTTACTTGTATCAATAAACGCTGGAACGTCCGCATTGACGTTCGCATAACAGAAATTGCGGAAACGTACGAAACAAGCGGCGAAGAAATAGATATTACCTTCGGCGAGAGTTTGCCCGCGTTATTGACGCAAATTCGACAAATCACAAAATAAGGGAGGTTTACAGAATGGAAAAATCAAGTTTCTTCAACAGCGTTTCGCACGATCGAACGTACAAAGCGGAAGATTGGGCGGAATACTTTTCTTCGTTCATCGGAAACGGCGTTTTTCCCGTACCGTCAACGGGGCTTCAAGTAACCGCAAACGACGGAATGAACGTTACAGTAAAGACGGGTAAAGCGTGGATAAACGGGTATTTTTACTTCAATACAAGCGATTTGAACGTAACACTTGCAACGGCTGACGGACAGTTGAACCGCATTGATCGAATTGTCGTTCGATGGGATTTAACGAACCGCCTAATTTCGGCGGAAGTAAAATCATCTTCTTTCAGCGCTTCCCCTTCCGCGCCGCTATTGCAGAGGGACGCGGATATTTACGAACTTGCGCTTGCAGATATTTACGTGGGCGCGGGCGTTACTGCAATCACGCAAAGCAATATCACAGATCAGCGTTTGAACACTTCGCTTTGCGGCGTTGTTGCCGCCGTCGTGGATCAAATAGACACGGAAGCATTCAACGCACAGCTTCAAGCGTGGTTCGCAGAATATCAAAGCCTTTCGGCGGCGGAATATAACACGCTTGTTTCGTATATGAATTCGCTGAAATTGCAAGGAAACGTTCAATACGACGCATTCGAACAGCACATGGCGGCTTTCGAAATACAGGCGGCGGCAGACTTTAACGCGTGGTTCGAAGGGCTTCAAGACGTGCTGGACGAAAACGCCGCAACAAATCTTTTGAATATCACAAATGCGCTGGACGCGCGGGTGGACTTGATCGAAGCGGTGATATTCAATGACATTACGGAAAATCCGTTCTTAATCCTGTTTGACGATCTCGACGGCGTAATGTCAACGGGTATTTGGAACGAAAATTTGCAGAGGATCGAATGCTAACGCGGTACGCTTGCACGGCGGCGGAATTGTCGTGCGTGATCGGAAACATCTTCGCGGAACTTTCCCCGCCTTGCGAGGAATGCGGCGTGGAGCGGGTAACGATCAAAGGAACAACGGTAACAGGGAACGCGGCAACGCTGACTATTACCGAAGTAGGCTTCATCTTCGACGGGTACGCCGACGCAGTAAAAACAATATGAAGAGGAAGTTAAAGAAGTTTGCCGCCCTTTATGCGGCGGGACGGATTGACGAAAAGACGATCGAACAATCCTATAAAAGCTGGAGAGGACACGCCGAAAAGGGAAACAGTTATCACTTGATCCGGCGAACGGATCACTATTACAACAGTTTATTCAAATCAAAGGAGGCGGAACAATGTCAAAAGCATTAAGTTCACTTGCGGTGGGTGCAAAAGTCGAAGTTCCGGTATTGTCGGCGTACCAATCGCGCTTCGGTGCGAAAATCGTTTTCAAGATCGCCGACAAAAACCATTCGGGCTATCCGTCAAATTCTGTAACGCTGATTGCTGAAAAAATAATTCAGCTTATGTGTTCCGACGCAAAAGAGCCGAGCAACAGCAACAGCGACCGGAAGAGTTACGGAAACAACAGGCATATTCATTCAAATATTTTGCAATGGCTGAACAGCAACGCAACGGCGGGTAATTGGTACAGCGCAAAGCACAGCGCAGACGCGCCGCCGACAAACGCGAACGTATATCAGAATTACAACGAATACGACGCGTGGGCGGGCTTTCTTGCAATGCTTGATCCGAAGTTCGTAGCAGAACTTCAAGAAACAACGCTGACCGTTGCGAAATCTTCAACAGACGGCGGAAGTTATGAAACGTTCGTAGCAAAAATGTTCCTTGCGTCCACTACGGAAGTGGGGCTTGCGAATGAAAACGGGATCGCGGAAGGTTCTTTGCTTGCCCTATTCAGCAACGACGCTTCCCGCGTCGCTTACCCTACGGCGGAATGCGTGAGCAATTCAGAATACACAAGTACAAGTTTGGCAACATCAAAGGGCTGGTATTGGTGGCTTCGTACGCCTTATTCGTCGGGCGCGGGCAGCGTCCGCAGCGTCAGCTCGGACGGCTCGTTGTACTACAGCGACGCTTGCTACGGGGACGGGGGCGTTCGCCCGCTTTGTAATCTTAAATCTTCAATCTTGGTATCTGACAGCCCTAACGCAAGCGGAAATTATGAAATTATCTATAATGCCGCACCTTCCGCGCCTTCTGGCATTACAGCGCCAGCAACAGCATACAGCGGACAGAACATCGAAGTTTCTTGCGCGGCGGCGACCGATCCGGACGACGACGCGCTGACGTACGTTTTCGAACGTTCCTATAACAGCGGCGCGTGGACGCAAGTTCAGAGTTCCGCAAGCAGGACGTTCACGGAAGCGGTATCGACGGCGTGGAACACATTAAAATACCGAGTGAAGGCGAAAGACACGGCGGGCAATTCGTCCGCATACACAACAAGCGGCGATATTGCAGTAATTCACAATCAGCCGCCAGCGATTTCCGGAAATAACGCCGACTTGGGAGAGAAGCGCGAAGATTTCACATATCAATACAGCGTAACCGATCCGGATAATGACGTGGTGAACGTCGTTGAAAAAATCGACGGGAAAACGCTTGCGACAAAAAACAATATTTCGCTGGGCGCGGCGCAGACGCTTTCCGTTGCGGGCGACGACTTCACGGCGCTTACAAACGCACAGCATACGATCACAATTACCGCGACAGACAGCGCGGGAAACAGCGCAATTCGTACGCTGACATTTACAAAAATGATTTCCGGATTTGTTATCACGCTGAAAGAGCCGCTGGAAGCTGACGCACAGCCGACACGCGCGAACGTCGTTGTAACAAGGGATATTCCGGCGGGCGGTTCGTTCAAGGTAGAAGCAACGAACAATCCTTACGATACCGCGCCCGTTTGGGAAGATTGCACGAACGCTGTTATTCAAGGCGTGGCACACGTCTTTGAAAACAAAATCAACACGGCGGCGCAATACGGAATGAATATCCGTGTAACCGTTGAGCGCGGCGACGCGCTGACTGCTTGCTGGGTATCGGGGATCGGGGGTAATTTCGAATGAGCGTAACACACAATAGAAACGGCGCTAAAATTAAGCGCGAAGTTAGAGAAGTAAAAGCGGCGGGCATAAATACCGCCGCTTTACTTGCAATTTCATTCAAAGCGCAGATCGTACAGGATAGAGCCGCCGGAACGAATGTCGTAACCGACGAAATGATCCTTCAATCGGCGGAAGTAATCGAATATGAGGGCTTCAAGGATAATCACGAATATAAAACGATCGGCGAAATCTTCAAATACGGCGACCGCTATTTTGAGGTTATCGCGAAGCACACTTCAAACGCGGCGGCTTTTCCTGTTGAAACGACATTCGCATATTACCGCCTTGTCGAACTTCACGCGTCCGGCACGATTGACGATCCGATCCCGTATCCGGAAACGGCGGGGATCGTTGTCAATGTCGTAAAGGACAAATATTACAGCTACAAAGGCGGGGTTTACCTTGCGACGGCTGATATTCCGAATTGCGTATATCCGCCGGATACGGAAGGAATGTGGCAATGGGAAAAGGTATTGTGAAGGGAGGTAAAAGAAAATGAATGATTTTATCGTGGCGCTGGGAATTATCAGCCCTGTTTGTGCTATCGTGTTCGGGTATGTCGCCTTCTACCGCAACAGAAAAAAGGACGACACCGACGAAGGCAAATCCACGGGCGCGATTATGACCGAATTGGGATACATCAAAGGCGGGATCGACGACGTGAAGGCGGAGCAGAGGGAACAGCGAAAGACAAATACGGAATTCGTTTCCCGCCTTACAGCCGTGGAACAGAGCGCAAAACAGGCGCACAAAAGGCTTGACCATATCGAAGAATTGCAAGGAAGGGAATGGCGCGAATAACGCCGTTCCCCTTTTTAATTGCTGGAGGTGTAATAAATGAGCAATAGCAAACTAATTTCATATACGAAGATTTCGCCGAACAGAGGAAACACAATCAACGAAGTATGGAAGCCGGAAAGAACACACGCGATCGACACAATCACAATTCATTGCGTCGTCGGGCAATGTTCCGTTGAAACGCTGGGAAATATATTCGCGCCGACTTCGCGACAGGCAAGTTCGAATTACGGTATCGGCAACGACGGACGGATTGGAATGTATGTTGAAGAAAAAGATCGTTCGTGGTGCAGTTCGAACGCGGCAAACGATAACCGCGCAATCACGATCGAAGTTGCAAGCGATACTTCCCATCCGTACGCTGTCAACGCGAAAGCGTATGCCGCTCTTCTTGACCTTGTAACGGACATTTGCAAAAGGAATGGGATCAAGCGCCTTGTATGGTCTGCAAATAAGGCGGACAGGGTAAACCACAAAAACGGGTGCAATATGACCGTTCACAGAGATTATGCAAATAAATCTTGTCCGGGCGATTATCTGTATAACAGGCATTCGGAAATCGCGGCGGAGGTAAATAAACGGCTGGGGGCTTCGCAGGAAACAACGAAACCGGACAAGCCGAATGGAAAAACGCTTTACAAAGTGCAGATCGGCGCGTTCTCAAAAAAAGAGAACGCAACGGCGCTTGAAGCAAAGGTGAAGGCGGCAGGCTTTGAAACCTATATTGTAAATATCGGCGGGCTTTATAAAGTTCAAGTCGGAGCGTTCAGCGTGAAAGCAAACGCGGAAGCAATGAAAAAGAAGCTGGAAGCGGCGGGATATTCCGACGCATTTATAACAACTTCGAGCGGGACGGCTTCGGCGGGCATTACAAAGGGAAGCAAAGTGCGCGTGAAGAGCGGCGCAAAAACCTATACAGGCGGAAGCCTTGCTTCCTTCGTTTACAAGCGAGATCACATCGTGAAAGAAATTAACGGCAAACGCGCCGTTATCACATACGGCGGCGTTGTTGTCGCGGCGGTGAACGTTGACGATCTGACGCTTGCATAATACGCAAATAACGCACGGTACGCGTTGCATATCACACGCGCGCGTTATCCGTGCGTTAAAGGTACACTTTGAAGGGGGACAAAATGAGAAAAACAAACAGACGCGGAAGGCGCGTAAAACGCTTTTCCGTATTTAAGGATGGCGAACGCTTCGCGACGAAAGCCGTTATTGTGATCGCCATAACGACGGCGGTATTTGTCGCGGCGCAGTACATTTCGTTCATTATCACACGGCAGGAACAAACGGCATTGATCGAATGGTATTTCCGCGCCGTTGTGATTGAATGCGGTGTTATGATGATGAAGCGCGTCGCAGAAGTGATCGTCGGAAGAATTAAGAAAAAAGAAAACATCGAAACAGAAAGCGAGGATATGAACAATGAATATTGATCTTACTATCGTAGTTGAAGCCGTTGCCGCGCTGATTGCGGCAGTTATTACAGCCTTCGTGATCCCGTGGATCAAGAACAAAACCACGAATGAACAGTTTGAAAAAATCAAAATGTGGGTTGAAGTCGCCGTCGAAGCCGCAGAACAAATCTACATCGGGAGCGGGCGCGGCGAAGAGAAGAAAGCGTACGTCGTGCAATTCCTTGAAACAAAGGGCTTCACTATTGACGCGGACAGCTTGGACAAGCTGATCGAAGCCGCCGTATTCAACCTTCCTTCATACATCGGCGTTCTTGATACCACGGACAACGAATAACAACACCGATCCGCCGCCGTGCGCTTCCCCTTTCACGCATAGCGGCTTTTCAGCGGCGGACGGTAACGCGTCCGCCGTACATAAAAATTCCCCCCGTGCGGGCTTTCGAGCCTTCACGGGGGCTTTTTTTGTTGGCGATTTAGGATTTACGGAAGCGAATAATAATTTCAGCGCCGTAAATATCGTTTGCGCCGCAGTATGCTTCAATATGCGTTACGCCGTCGCAACGTTCGAAATTATCTTCAATGAATTGGACGTGTTCGGCGGGGACGTATCCAGCCTTTTCACCGTTCAGCATTACAGCGAAGGCGGGCTTCCCTTCGTATTCTCCGCGTTCAAGGATAACTTCGGCTTCGTTTTTATCGAAGGGATCGTCTTTCCAATACAAGCGGCGAAGAATTGTTTGTCGGCTTTTATGACCGTCTTTGAACGTAACGCCAGCGATCCTTGTTTTCAAGAATTCGTACGGGCTTTCCGTTTCCGGCGCGGCTTCCTCTTTCTTGACGGCGGGCGCTTCCTTCGGCTTTTTTTGCTGACGATAACCGAAGAACGCAAGCACAGCGGCGATTACAACGCCCGCGACAAATTCGCCGATACCGTCCGGAAGAAACGTAAACGAACAAATCAAGAAGAGCGCGGCGACCGCAAATAAAATTATTGCAGATTTCTTCATTCGAAATCCCCCTTTCGCGGGCAGAATGATTGAATATAGTTTCCCATTCTGACCTTTAACACAATTATACGCTTCTTGCGCGGTAAAATCAAGAATAAAGCGGAATATTAACACGCGAAGCGGAAAAAATCAGAATGAAAGGGGGCGGCGCGTCAAGAATGAAGATATACGACTATAACGGCAAAAAGAATATTTGCGGCGACCGCTTGCGGGAAGCACGGGTTATTCGGCGGCTACGTCAAGAGGATTTAGCGGCGCAAATACAGATCAAAGGCGTTAATATGGAGCGGGACAGCATAAGCCGGATCGAAATCGGAACGCGCTTCGTATCGGATTTTGAATTGAAAATCTTTGCGGAAGTGTTGGACGTTTCGGTTCATTGGCTTTTAGGTATAGACGAGTAGCGG